CCAACATCGATATAGAAGATACGACGTTCAGGAGCACGACTGATACGATAAATGACCAGCGAGTCTTCCATAGATCTCAGCTGGTTAAGTGGCTTGATCGCCTTATGAAGGTATGATTGAACCAGGTCACCGTTAAGAGAGGTTAGACCCGATGTGGCATGAATGATAGAGTCCTTGGCGATTCTAATGCCGCCAATGCTGTTGTTTGGAAGTGAAGAGTTACCGGAGGTCTTGGCCAGACCCTTATCGTTGTAGATGAAGTATTCCTGATTGGTCTGCGAGAATGGTACTCCATCACCGACCTTCTTCTTTTTGACTTCTCTAACCTTGCGAATTTTTCTAGGATCAACGTATCGAAGTTCGATAATTCCATTCTTTGGATCCTTTTCATCGATGATTGCGTGATAGTAGAGTCTACCATCGATGTACCATCTACGAAAAACTTCATAACCGAGCTGATTGAACTCAAGCAGCTTAAGAACTTCATCGAACTCAGAAATGAACAACTTCTTGATTCTGTCTGACATACCCTTGATGTCGTCAAGAACAAGCTCTACCGATTTATCTTCAGGTTCTTGAGTAATAACCTCATTAACAATATCATCAATGGCCGAGTCGACTTCAGGATGAAACGACATCTCACGGTACTTATTTACGAGCTCGGCTTCAGTTCTAATTGAACCGTCAAGATCTACATAAGTACCGTAGACTCCACCCTCGGCAACAATAACCGCGCCGTCATCGCTCGTTTTAGGAGCGAACGATATCGGCTCGGCTTCTTTTTTCTTAATTTCAAAACCAAAAATTTGCATACTACAGCCACTTCATTTTCTTAATACTAATTACGATACCGTTCCGGTATTACCGGGCGATACAACCTCGAACCAGTCATAAGAGAAGTTTACACCAAATGTTTCAATCTGATTGGTAGCGTCCCAGCTGAGCTCGATTGGAGCAATTGCGGTTGGGAATAGACCAAAGAACTTATATGTTCTGATTGGAGCACCACCAATCTTGGAGTACTGACGAACTTCAGCTTCAGTCTTGTAGTTATTAGGTGCAGCCGAGTTCGCCATCAGGTTCCCTTTAAGGGAATTGATTCTATTGTGCCATGTTTCTAGCAAATGACGAACCTTGAAGTCCTCGTCATTGATTACCGTTACCGACCAATCCTCAAAGGTTCTATCACCAGCTACCTTGATCTTTCTGCCCCAGTATGGGATTTCGATCGGAGCGATTGTGGAACCTGGAAGCGAACTGGCTTGAATCATGAATGGCGCAACCGATGCAAGCTCTGAGCTTACTCCTTGCGGACTGTTTAAGATCACCTGGAACAAAGTAGGGCGTGCACCGCCAAACTTTAGTTGGGATCTAATTTCGTTGATATTGAAGGCCATTGCTTATTTTCTCCTTTGAATCTTTTTATTTATTATGGATGTTATGTAAGGCGCCCCGTTTATAGAGGCGCCTTATTTGTACCATCACCCCGTGATCTCGGAGAATTCAACGCCACTTCTTACAGCAACAAAATTGAGCTGGATGAAGTTGATTGATCTTGTTGGCTTGATGTAGATGTCACCAACAAATCTATTAGCGTCGATCACTTCAGCCGTATTGTTCGTTTCATCGCAAACAACTCTGAAATCATAAATTCCGCGACGGCCCTGAACATCCCTTAGGTATGGCTCAACAAGATTACGGAACTGAGCTCTCGTGAATTCGTCGTTGAATTCAAACAGCAGAGACTTGGCCGCTTGTGCGATTGCCTTTTCAAGAACGATGAACAGTCTGCGAACATTGATTCTGTCGAATGCCGAAGGCTTGGACAGAAGAGTCTTATCGCCGAACAGGATAGTTCCCTGACCTGGTTCGGTAATGACCGGATTAATTCCATTCTTGTACAGAGAATCTCTTTGAGCCTTGTTTGGATTGAAAGCCAGCTTTACGATATTCTTAACTCCACCACGCGAGATACCTGCTGGTGAGAACCATGGATCTCTTGAAGCATCAGTTCTAGCGCAGAGACCTGCAATATCACCGTTAAGTGGAATGTATCTGTACACGTCGTTGTACTTGTCGTACTGATACTTGTAACCGGAGTCCATTACCGCGAACGAAGAAGATCTTAGCGAGTTTCTGAACGCAGTGATGTTCTCAACAGCGGAAAGCTGCTGGTTAACAACGTCGTTCTTTGCCGGCGAAACGAAGACCACGCAGTCCTTACGAACTTCAGCTACGTTATCGATGATGTAGTTTGCAAGCTGGGTATCGTTAATACCGCTTCTTGATGCACCGGTGATAATCAGCGAAACATCGATCTCTTCAGGAGATACGAACAGGTCGTATGCCTTAGCGATTGCAGAGAACGGCATTGGATTTGCAGCGAGTGGATCCTCGCTTAGATCCACACCACCATCAAACGAAAGCGTAAGTGGAAGTGGCGAGGTTGCAGATGCTACGTTCAGCGCGGTATTCGAAGGTGCTCTGTCCGAACCTACCCAAATGAAGTTTGAACGGTTGTTAATGACCGTCTTGTAGTAGTTCGATACACCATCGGAAAGCTTGGAATCGGATGCTCTTGAAAGTCCGTTATAGACTTCAAGTACCGCACCTGGGCTTCCAGTGAAACCGCCATCTTCATCAACGACCACAACGTGCATTTCATCCTTCTGTGCCGTAGCATCAGCAAGTTGAAGCGCGGTGTTACCATTTACAGCGACATAGGTTGAACGACCAGGAGCCGCATCGACCTGGCTGTAGTATTCCCAGTATCTTGTTACCGCGTTCGTTGTGATGTTTTCAGCGAGCTTAAGTGGCTGATCGAACGTGAGTGCAAACGTAGCACCACCGGTATTAACGCTAGCGGTATTTGTAACGTTGATCGATCCAACCTTAACAATCTTAAGCGACTGTGTTCCGACATTGCTGTCTCCAACAGTGATGTAGTCACCGGTCTGGAAGCGCTGTGGAATGTTGGAAACGAATGGTGTTGGATCGTTAAGTGGAACGGCTGCCGAGTTGGTCAGTGTAACAGTTGCGGTCGAGCTTCCTACCGAGATTGTCATTTGACCGGCAAACGATCCGGTTGTGGTCGACTGCAGGTATGCAAGGCTAAGAGTTGCGCCAGCGCCAGCGCTCGTTCCGCCGGTGCTGTTTGCTACCGAGGTTGGAGTAACTGGATTGGTCGGAGTCGTACCGAAGTAGAAACCTGTGTTTGAAACTGAAATGGCTGCAACGTTTCCGGTAGCAGTGGTCGAGGTAATTGTGATCTTACCATTTGAAGACCATCCACCGCCACTGAAAGTAAGAACGTCACCGTTCGAGTAGCCACCACCGACTCCAGCAACATTTGCTGTCTCGATAGAATAGCGAGTTGCGCTGTACGTGCTTGTGCTGTTTAGGTTAACCGATGAAGTGAACTGATCGGCGCTTTCACAGACAGAAATCTTAAGCGAGTTACCAAGCTCACCTGCCCATCTAGCGACGTAGTATGGAGAGCTTGCGCCAAAGTTATCGGCCTTTGTCTCATACTCATCTTCATTATAGATGGTGTAGTTAGCGCTTGCTGGAGTTGCCAGTGTATTTGCCGCTGCTACGGCTGCGAACTGCGAAGAAGTGTTTGCTGCACGGCTTACGTATAGCGCGTTCGAATACGAAAGGAAGTTTGCTGCCGAGAACCATGTCTCAGCGTTAAGGTTCGTTGGCTTACCGAACTTTGCTGCAAGATCATTTTCTGAGGTTACGAGAACTCTTTGTCCTACTGGTCCCCAACGAAATACACCGGCAATAGCACCGGCTGTGGTGTCTACTGCTGGGACTACGGTTGTAAGATCGATCTCAGAAACACTGATACCTGGGCTAAGCTGGAATCCGCCTCCACCAGTCCCGAAATTTTGTACGGCCATTTATATCTCCTTTGAAGAGGTTTGATTTAGTATCTCTTTCGTGTTTTATTTATAATTTTTCAATTTAGAAGAATGCAAACTC